TTAGAAACAAGACGAAAAGAATTAGCTAATACCTTTATTGGTAAGAAGGATAGTAATGAAGAAGATTAATGATCTTTATCAAACAACAGTTTTTGAGAAAGATGAACACAAGAAATCAATAGAATATAAGAAATTGTCTCCTAAAATGCGAGATGCTATTGATTCTATCTTCAAAATCATGGATTCTAAACCTTCAGATTTCCTAAATACTTTTGAGAAAACTATAAGAGAAGTATCAAAAAAGTTTGGTGTTACTGAGAAAGAACTGATGGGATACTTTGAAAAAGAAATGTTATCAACATAGGAGTAGGGTATGTCATTTAAAACATTACGAGTTGCTGGCACAGTTACAGCAGCACAGACAGCTGATGACGCAGCACATGAAGCTATCATTGGCAAATTATCCCCATCTTCCTCATACAGAGTAACAGAGTTTGGCGGCAATGATGTTCTTTTTCTTATTTCAGATGATTATCCTACGGCATCTTCCACAAATGGATTTTATTTGAAAGCAAGCACTACAACAACGATAGTTCCTGATGTAGAACGGGCACTACGATTTGCTTCTGGAGTTCCTGTAGCACAAAATGATGATGATACAGGAGCAAACGGGATACTATTGGAATCTGGAACAGCAGATGATCCGGGCTTTCTTCTTTATGATAGAGCAGAAACTGAATTCCGTATTTCAGTGATCAACGAAACTGCCGGTAGTGACGGCGCTGTTTATGTTGAAGAAGTTGCACAAGGACATCCGGGCGCATGAATATAAAATTAATTTCAGAATCAATTCAAGATGTAGAATACATCTGTGAAGAGAAAGAAAACGGTAAGAAAGATTACAAGATTCGTGGCATCTTTATGCAGGGTGATATTAAGAACCGTAATGGTCGTATCTATCCTAAAGATGTGTTGATGAAAGAAGTTGCTAACTATAATAAGAAATTTGTTGATGAGAATAGGGCATTTGGTGAGTTAGGTCATCCAGATGGCCCTACAGTCAACCTTGAAAGAGTCTCTCACCTAGTTACATCATTAAAACCAGATGGTAGTGATGTTGTTGGTGAGGCTCGTATTTTAGAAACACCTATGGGTAAAATCGTCAAAACTTTAATGGACGAGGGAACCAAATTAGGTGTTTCATCTAGAGGCATGGGAAGCTTGGACGAGAGGAATGGTGCCAAGTATGTGAGAGATGATTTTTACCTTGCGGCTGCTGCTGATATTGTTGCAGACCCATCCGCTCCTAACGCTTTTGTAGAAGGTGTTATGGAAGGGAAAGAGTGGGTTTGGAACAATGGATCGTTAATTGAGGCACATGTTGCAGAAGTGAAAAAGAGATTTGATGTTAAAAAGCGTCAAAGGCAAGCGAATATGGAAGCATTAGAGTTTGCTAAATTCCTCAAGAAATTATAATTTATAAATATTATTTAACAAAAGGAGACTTCCTATGTCTGAATTAGACCAAACAATAGAGGAACTTGAAGCGGAGGTATTAGCAGAACTTGAAGAAGCTAATGGTGCTGATGCTCCGAAAAAAGGTTCTGTCCCTGCCGAGGGAAAGAAAAAACTAAAAACAGTAGGTAATGCTGAAGTTCAAGATGGCGGTAAAGCCGTTGTTGAGCCTGATGCAGCTAGTTCGCCAACTGATATTGCTGCTGATAAAGCATCAGAAGTTTCTGGTGATGCACAACAAAAAGGTGAAGGTAAGCCTGACCCAATGCAAAAAATTAAAAAGGTCAAGGAAGCCGCTCACAAAGATGACGAAGAAGAAGAGGACGAAGAAGACGAAGAAGAAGATGAGGACATGAGCAAAGACGAAATGCTTACAGCCATGGCTCACAAAATGAAAGGCATGAGTAAAGAAGACCTTCATGCTGCTTATGGTTCCATGATGAGTGGTATGCATGAGGAAGCTGATGAAGATGAAGTCGCTGAAGCTGTAGAGATGCATATTCAGAACATTGATATCACTGCTGACGTTGAAGCTTTGGTAGCAGGCGAAGACCTTTCTGAAGAATTCATGCAGAAAGCCGCAACAATCTTTGAAGCGGCTGTTAAATCAAAGACCCGTGAAGAAGTTACACGAATTGTAGAAGAGCAACAACTTGCAATTGCTGAAGAAGTAGATGAGTATAAACAGTCACTTGCAGAAAAAGTAGATCAATACCTCGATTATGTTGTTGAGGAATGGATGAAAGAAAATGAGTTAGCAATTGAGCGTGGACTCAAAGGTGAGATTGCTGAAGACTTTATTTCTGGTTTGAAACAGTTGTTTGAAGATCATTACATTGACGTTCCAGACGAAAAATATGACGTTCTGGAAGCACAGTCTGAAAAGATTGCTGAACTAGAAGAGCAGTTGAATTCAACTATGGAATCTAATATCCAAATGAATTCTGCGAACTCTGAATTAGTTCGGGAACAGGTCATCGCAGAAGTTGCTTCTGATTTGACCGATACAGAAGTTGAGAAGTTTGCCTCTCTAGTAGAAGATGTTGACTTTGGGGATGAAGCTGGTTTCCGTGCCAAACTCGACACCCTAAAGGAAAACTATTTTCCAAAAGTTGAAAACCTAGAAGAGACTTTTATTCATGATGAAGATGACTACGGAAGCGCCGCACAGGACATTGATACGAGTGATACAATGAAGGCATACTTGTCTGCTATTGGTCGTGTCGAGACTCGTATTAACGGGCGCTAAGTTTAATATTATATAAATAGATGTAATAAAAATAAAGGAGAAACAAATGTTTCAAGCAGAACATCTACAAGAAAAGTGGTCGCCAGTCCTAGAACATCCCGATCTTCCAAAGATTGAAGATGCCTATAAGCGGTCAGTTACCACTGTTATTCTAGAAAACCAAGAAAAGGCTCTAAGAGAAGATTCAGCATTCCTTTCGGAATCCGTTCCTACAGGTAATGTGTCTGGCGTATCAAATTGGGACCCAATTTTGATCTCATTAGTTCGCCGTGCAATGCCAAACCTCATCGCATATGATATTTGTGGTGTTCAACCAATGACAGGTCCAACAGGACTTATCTTCGCAATGCGTGCCCGTCATGCTTCGATGGATGGTGAAGAAGCATTGGTCGATGAGACAACCGGCGCAGCTGCGAACGGTTTCTCTGGTGACTTCTCGAACCAGAACGCTGCTGGTACAACTTCTGGACCAGGCGACATTGGTGCAAGTGAAAGCAATCCTGCTGCTCTTAATGACAGCCCTTCTGCTGGAACTTACACATTCGCAACTGGTATGACAACAGCACAATCTGAAGCATTGGGTGATAGCGGAACAAACGCTTTTGCCGAGATGTCATTCAGCATTGATAAGTCAACGGTCACAGCAGTTTCCCGTGCTTTGAAAGCAGAGTACTCAATGGAACTTGCTCAAGACCTCAAGGCAATCCACGGTTTGGATGCTGAGACAGAGCTTGCTAACATTCTCTCAACAGAAATTCTTGCAGAAATCAACCGTGAGGTTGTTCGTTCTATCTACAACACTGCTGTTTCTGGCGCACAGATTAACACAACAACTGCTGGTATCTTTAATCTTGACACCGACTCAAATGGTCGTTGGTCAGTTGAGAAGTTCAAGGGTTTGATGTTCCAAATCGAGCGTGACGCAAATGCGATTGGTCAGCAGACTCGTCGTGGCAAGGGTAACATGATGATCTGTTCAGCTGATGTTGCTTCTGCACTTCAGATGGCCGGTGTTCTTGATTACACTCCTGCCCTTAACTCAAACAACCTAAATGTTGATGATACATCTACCACATTTGCTGGTACATTGAATGGTCGCATGAAGGTTTATGTTGATCCTTATTCAGCAAACGTAGCTGCAAGTCAGTACTATGTTGTTGGATATAAAGGTACATCACCATATGACGCTGGTTTCTTCTACTGCCCATACGTTCCACTACAAATGGTCCGTGCGGTTGGTGAGAACAGCTTCCAGCCCAAAATTGGTTTCAAGACCCGTTATGGTATGGCTGCTAACCCATTTGCCCGTGCTGGTGCAGAGGCCGCTAATACAGCTGCCACAATCGCACTCACAGCAAATACAAATTCTTACTATCGTCGGGTTAAAGTTACAAACCTCATGTAAGTTTGTTACAATAAGAAACTTGACTAAAAACTTAGAGGGTGCTTCGGCACCCTCTTTTTTTCTTTATAAATAGTTGCAAAGGAAAATGTCATGGCACTAAATCCAGTATCAGGTGTTGATCGTCAACCAGATAAATTAGACTACGCAAGTCCAACTCAATTTCGTTTTGGTATTAATCAATTACCGAAAGTGGAATTTTTTACAACGGCATGCAATCTTCCTGGCATAAATTTAGGACAATATGAATATGGAACTCCCTTCAAAAATATTCCAATAGTAGGGGATAAATTAACATATGAACAATTAAACATTACTTTTATTGTAGATGAATTCTTAGAAAATTATAGAACATTGCACGAATGGATGGTAGGGATTGGGTTCCCTAAAAATAGAAAACAATTTAGTGATTTTAGGTCAAACAAGTCAACTCAAGTTTCTTCAGTAGATACAGCAACCCCCTCCGTAGATTCAGTTGGTAAAGCTGTTCCAGACGCATCATTTTATTCGGATGCATTTTTATTAATACTATCAAATAAAAATAATCCCATAGTTACAATTGATTTTCAAAATTGCTTTCCTGTAAGTTTGAGTTCATTACAATATGATCAAAGTGCTACTGACGTTAATAATTTAATTGCGACTGCTACGTTTTCATATCAAATCTACGAATTTTTAGATTGCTAATACAATAATGGAGAATAAATGGATAAGTTAAGTGAGTTACAGGCGGAAGCCAAAGAAGACCTTATTATTTTAGATGATGAAGACCTACACCAACAATCCTATAAAAATCAAATCATCAAACCAAAATGGTTGGATTATAAATCCAAGTATAAACTTATGATGTTTCAGTGTAAATCTGAACATAAGAGGTTATATCGGGAGAAGTGGGAGTATTATGGGGGAAAAGCAGGTGGAAAAGTTTATGCTGCCAAACCTTTTGACCTCAAGGTTTTGAAGACTGACCTCGGTATTTACATAAATTCTGATGAGGATATTATGGATATTGAGAAAAAAATTGTATACTATGAAACAGTAATAGAGTTTATAGATGGTGTGATAAAGTCTATCGATAGTAGAGGATGGGACATTCGTAACGCTCAAGATTGGAAGAAGTTTATTGCCGGAGGTTTTTGAGAAGATTATGAGAGGTTGGGATATGACATATAATTGTTATGAAATAAATTATGATCTTGATCCTACTATAAGGTCAAAGCTTCTTGATCAAGCTTATTGTACTCATTTCAGAAATTTTGTTGGGGCCAAAAGCGGTTCAACTTATGATCTTAAAGTAGCATCAACTGCCTTTGAAATAGATAAAACACCTTTAATTGAACGAATGACAAGTCTTGTAAATCCTAGTCTAACTGTTGAGGGCTGCGTATATCTATATTTTGAACCAAACAAGACTATTCCGCCTCATATAGATGACAGCCTAAGAAGAACCAGTGCTATAACTTGGGCATTATCACCAGACATTAAGAATTTCGCTCCTGTGTTGTTTCATGACGAAAATGATAACTTGGAGAGAGTATTTCATTACAGTAACAAACCTCTCATATTAAATACTCGGTATAAACATAGCGTAAAAAACAACTCTTATCATAGATATAGTTTTCAAATATGCTTACAAAATTCAATAGAAGAATTAATAGAATTTGATCAAGAAAATGGAATACTTCAAGATTGGAAGAAGTTTGTTGCCGGAGGTTTTTAATGAGAGAGTGGATTGGTTATTATGATGATGTTATTTCTGGCGAAGCTATAAAAGAAATTTTTGATTATCCTTGGCACTGGAGTCCATCAACATATTCTAGTCATAAAGGCCAGAACGACAATAGTGAAGAACGAGTTAGAATGGATGAGGTTTGGGTCAGAGAAGAAAATAGACCATATCCAAATTTAAGAGAAGCTGTCTTGAAATCTATGAGATTTTATGGAGAGGAGCATGAAAACTTTTCTTGCATTCACCACACTGATTTTCGTATTAACAGGTATGGCGTCGATGGTTTTATGTCCTCACATATTGACAACATACATCATTCTCACGGTCAACAGTATGGATATCCCCAAGTCTCGGTTCTCTTGTTTCTAAATGATGATTATGAAGGGGGAGAAATTATTGTTGCCGACAATGAATATAACCCTACAGCTGGTTCAGCATTAATCTTCCCATCAAACTTCATGTTTCCTCATGAGGTTAAATCAGTAACAAAGGGTGAAAGGTGGAGTGTAATATCATGGTTAATGTAAGAAAACACGAAATATTTCCAACGATGGTGTATCAATTCAATTGTGGTTTTGATGATCTCAATGCAGTTGATATAACACAAATGAATACCTATATTTTGGCAAATGAAAGGGAGGATATTGTAAATCAATCTAAGGATGGTTTGCAAACTTTGTCTACATTTAGAAATTTGACAGATATTGTTTATGACCAAAATAAAAAATATCTGAATGACTTACAATACGAATTTGATGAAATAGAGATTACAAGCATGTGGTCAAATCATCTAAAGCCCGGTCAATCCCATCCACCACATACACATTCTAACAATTTGCTTTCTGGAGTATTTTATCTTCACTCGAAATTTCCGGCAACACCAATTCAATTCTTTGACCCTAGACCTCAAGCAAATATTCTGTCTCCAAGAAATGAACCAAACAAATATAATGCAAGCATGATACAATTTAATTGTTTGCCATGCACAGGATATATTTTTCCTGCTTGGTTACAACACTGGGTTCCCCCCACTCCCGTTGACAGAGTAAGCATATCTTGGAATATTTTAGTTAGAGGTCAGTACGGGGAAACTGAAACTTTCCAAAATGCTAATATCTAAAAAGAACGAAGTTTATCTAAGATTGACTGATGTTGAGCCATCTATATCGGCTGAACTCAATGATTTCTTTACCTTTGAAGTTCCCGGCTTTAAATACATGCCTGCATATAGAAGTAAAATGTGGG